GTTGCCTTTCTAGGTAACAATGGACCCATACGTTCGATAAAAAGATTCCGTATGGATACTTTTTTATCGTGGGTGTAGAATCGGTCATCTTTCGGTAACCATTCTAGACACCCTCCAAGTTGTGTCGATTTTCCAATCGCCACATTCTTGTTATCCTTCTTGATTAGGGTCGATTGACCCCTTTCAATTAGGCGAACCTTTACTGAATCGACGATAGTCGATAGTGAATAGTCTTCACTATGAAAAGGTTGACGATGCACAAGATTTTGGAGATTTATTAATCTCTCTGTGTATCGTACACAAATCTTCGAATAGCCATGTTGGCCCGGAGATATGTGAGAACCTGCTGCTAGGTGGACATTAGTCAACCTATTCAGGTAACCGGAGGGACCCTTCACTAGATGGTCATCCCCTCCGATATGGCAGTAGCGCCAGGCCCGATAGGGTGCTGGTTCATCTGTCATAAGCATTTTCGGGACACGACAGTGTCTTAAGAATGCTAACTCCTCCACCGCTAGGTTTAGGAGTGTTAATGATGGTTTGGCGATAGCCTCACCCATCATTATTCCCAACTTGGTTAATACATGAGTATTATCCTTGAAGAGTACTAGTCTTGGACCGATAAGTCCAATTACTAGATCAACATATTCGGGTCTGAACGATAGTCCATAACCGTCTATGAAAGCTTTGAGCATCACTTTTGTGACTTCCCATTGCTGTGCATTCGTAGCGTCCTTTAGGTCGCTCGAAAGCACGTATTGTGTTCGATTGAGACTAATGTCTTTAATCTTCACAAGACCCTTCACTGCTTCCCAAGCTTGATCCTGTCGGTGAAAGCTTGAGAAAACTGAAGGGTGAAACTTCATCGCATCCACGAGTACGTGGGCCAATGGAGCTTGTAACACATTTAGCCAATAGTCTGAAAGTGTTACAAAACGGGCCTTGTTCCCCATTTCGGGGACAACTTCCGCTCTAAGTACGGGTATGGGGGATATTTCCTTCCATGCTACGTACATTAGCTGTTTCCCGAGAACTCCATCGAGTCCCCAGAAACGGCCTTCCTGTTCTTTTGGGAATCCCAAAATAATAGGATCAAAGAGTTCAGTACCTTCTGGTACTTCATCCTCTTTTCTAAAGACAGTTTTCCAGAGCGGTAGCCCTGCAACATGTCTTACCGGACCAAATGGAGTATTCTCTATTTGATCGGTCTCGGGAACAATGGTAAGTATCCTTATCATTGCTTCTTGAACAGCTTTCGCTTGTGCGCCTTTTGACACACTATGCGAAAACTCTCCCGATGAGGTGACACTAATATGTGCCGCACCATTGGAAATTGGTTGGTTTCGGATCTGTTTACAGATCCCACCAATCCTTCTAGCCGCTAAACCAAGTTCCACTATTGTGGATGGTTGTGGCTTAAAATCTCCTTCAAGGACAGTTTTGAACTTGAGGATAGATTTCTCTTCAGTCTCAGTTCCCATATATGGCATCTGACGACTTGAGATAAGGTGAGAGACATGTTGCATTAGCAACATGTCTTTATCACCTTGGTATACCCTACTAATGTAAGGGATACCATTAAGGAGCTTGAAGATATTATTATCCGCAGGCGCCTTTAGCTCTCCGATAGTAATCGTTTGAGCGAGTGTATGGAATAGGAAATTTCCCCATTCTTTCCACTGATCTACGAGGGGACACAATCGTGTACTCCCCGTAGCAAAAATCTTTCTTATCAGTTTTCTGACAAGAAGGTTTTCTGCCGACCGATGTAAGAATATTTTCTCATCGGCCAGCCACAGAGAATCGACTAGTCCAGCAATGAACTCTTCGATTCTTTGGAAGTGTAGTGTTGTTCTACTGAGCAACACAGACACTACCGTCTTCCCCAATCCGATATCTCGGCAGAGGAGGGTGGTCAGGGCCTCCCTTTGTATTTTGTCAAAGTAGGCCCCTCTTCCTTTCTCCCACTTTTGTGGGCGAATTGATTTCCCCTTATGAGTCTCCGATAGGAGGCTTCCAGAGGGCATGTGGTAGTAGAGAACATTAGTTCTCTGCTCTGCATTGGCGTTTCCTAGAATCGGCAATAGCCGACTCCAGGTACGCACACAATCCTCACCAACACACTCCCTTAGGAGGTGTGCTTGGATGAGTTTTGCAGATTCCAT